TCAACACTTCACGAAAGTAGAAATGAATGGAGTGCACGGTTAATTTCTATATTAACACCTTTAATTATTGACGGTTATAGATCAATATTAGATGAAGCAGTTAAATTATGCAAAGAAAACAACGAAATGGAAAAATATTTAATGACATTTCAAAATTTTATTACAAGAGTTCCAAAATGGAATCAAACAATCATTGAAAATGAGAAAAAACGTATTTGTGAAAAATCTGGATGTTCTTATTTAGAAGATTTAATAACATGTGTTCATATTATTCAACTAAAAATATTAACTGTTATGAGAGTTGGTCAAAAACAAAAAAAAATAGATATTAGTATTCCCAAATTAGATGATTTTATTCATAAAGTATATATTCACGTAGCAAGAAAAATATATAAAAATGTATATTTATTTGAATTGAATGTAGCTCCATTACAAATACAAAAATACAATAGAGAACTAGAAGTGATTGTTCAGGAATGCATTTTGAATTCATTGAGAGAAAGTGTTCCTGTTGAATCAATATTAAAGGCTTATATGGATGAAACTATGGAGGAAGATGTTGTAGAAGAAATCAAAGAGGAATATATTCAAGAACCTATTAAAAATGATAACACGGAAATGAATGAAAATGCCATTGGAAATGGTGTTGTAAAAACCCAAGAATCTAATTTAATTAATAATAAAGATACTACAAATACAAAACTATCATTCAGTGATATTGATTTAGTAAAGGATCAATTTAATCAAGAAGAAAAGATAAATGCACCAAAAAATATAGAGAGATTAGAAGAACTTAGCGAACTCAGATATAATCAAAGAAAACTTGAAACTGATGATGACGAATCAAATAATCAAAAAATTACAATTTTAGATGAATCGGTAAATTTAGATGCTTTAGATGTTCATGTAATAAACGAACCACAATTAGAAACATTACCAGATTTAATTATTGATGATATAGAACTTTTAGATTAGAGAATAAATAATAATAAAATAATTTTATAATATTTATATTATTATTATTTATATAAATATTATAAAAATGCCTTATTATAAAGATTTAAATCTTTTATTTATTCATATACCCAAAACAGGAGGCACTTCTTTGGAACAATATTTAAAAAAAACAAATACACAAACATTATATTCTACAGGTCTATATAATCATATTTTGTATGAAAAATTTAAGTTAATATCATCACTACAACATTTAACTTATAAAAAAATCTGTAAATACAAAAATACCCTAGAAGTTGATTTTAATGAAGATTTGAAAATTATTACAATCGTAAGAAACCCTTATGACAGAATTATTAGTGATTTATTTTATTTTGATTTGATAAAAGAAAATACAAGTAGTGATGATGTATATAAAGTTATAACAAAATATATTTACGAAGACAGTCACGACAATCATAACATACCACAATATGAATTTTTAATAGACAAAAATAATAAAATTATTCCAAATATCACTATTTTTAAAACAGAAACTTTAACAGAGGATTTGAAAAAGTATGGGTTTAACGATTTTAATTTCATTTTTCATAAAAATAAACAAAATATTAAAAAAGAAAACTATAATACTTATTTGAATAATGCTTCCATAAAATTAGTTAACGAATTTTATAAAAAGGACTTTGAATTTTTTAATTATGAAATGAAACTAATATAAAAATTTGCGTTTAAACAAAAATAAGAAACTGCTTTAGTATTTTAATAATAAGGATAGAATGGATAATATTTTTATAATAGCAGCAGTTATCTCAATCATTTTTTTAGTTATGAAATTTATTGAAATGAGGTATATTGAAAAAGATAGTAAACCATTGAAATTATTACTAAGAGATGCCTTATTGGTATATTTTAGTGTTGTTTCTGGATATTTCATATTAGAACAACTGAAACCAGTTATGCAAAATGGTGATAAATTAACAGGTGGAACAACACCAGTTTTTACTAATAATCCTGAATTCTAATTCACCTTTAGAAAAGGTGGATATTGATAAATTCAGTTCTCTCTCTTTGTGACAACAACCCCCACAAAAATTTAATCCTTGGTAATGTTCTCTTGTATATCTTATTTTTATAAAAAATTTCGTAAACGAATAATACTAATTTCTTATTTGTGTAATTAGATAAAATAAAATTACGTTTTAAAATATTTTTAAATTTTATCATTATAGAATCACGTATATAAACGTTAGAATTACAAAAATACACTAAATCATGTAATAAAATACTATAATTGTAATTAAACGCATACAAATTTTTTATAATATTGTAATCTTCTTGAAATGTTACAATATCTAAAAGAAGTGTTTTAGGTTTCACTTCATATGTATAAGGTATTATATAATTATTAACAAGTTCTTCTGGTATTGTTTTGAGATATTTTATATCTATTTGGTTAGTCATAAATATAATAAATAAATAACAAAATGTATTTATTATAATTTTTATTTAATACAAGTTACAAGTTTTGGATTGTATTTTAACATCACCAAAAAAATATGATATTTGGCTCCACCTTTTCTAAAGGTGGAAAAGTTGCTATTAGCGCCCACTCCATACCTTGATAATACTTTTAGGTAATTTTTTTTTGATAGTTAAATCATAATTATATTTATCATATGTATAATCAAATGCACCATTATAATCATGTATATTACCAAATAATGATTTGTAAGTTTTTGTAACACCTGATTCTAAATTGAATAATAAGCCAAATATCCTTTCTAAACAACATCTATCTGGTCGTGAAGTTACTTTATTCAATAAAGTAAACAAATTATATTTATTTGCTATTCTTACTAAAAAATTATGATTTATATAACTTTGAACACCGAAACAACCATTCCATTCTGGTTTTCTTCCAAGTACCATTGTATCGCTTAATGTTAATTGTTTATACAATGTATAGTGATTTCTAAAATTTGATACTAATTTCAAGGAATTTATTACATTTTCTTTATCTGGATTAAAATGCCATAATGGTAAAACATCTATCTCTTTTATTTTATCAAAATTAATTTTTTTGTGAATAAAAATGCTATCATGTATAATAAAAGCATTTTCAAAAAATTTGTTTTTATAAAAATAATAATAAGGTAATAATTCACCACGAGCTTTGAATTCTGATTGTATTATTTCAACATTTTTATATTCATGTTGAGCTTTTACAAAATCATAATTACTATTATCATCAATAACTATTATTTTAACATCTGGATAAAATCGTCTAATACATTTTATACTATTATTCCAATAATTATTTGTTGTTTGAGAATTTACGTGTCTTGTCATTATAAACCCATAATTATTAATGCTCATTTTATTTTATATTATTATTATATTCTTACAAAAAAATATAATAATTTAAGCTTTGTTGTTATAATTTATAATAATGAAGGTATTTTATCAATGTTGATTTTAATAGTATTTTGATTTTTAATAGTTTCGTTATTGTGAACATCTAGACTTTCTTCTATTATAAATTGTTTAAATTCTGGTCGTTCTAATTGAGCTTGAGGGATGTGATTGTGAACATGTCTTGCTATCATTTTGTATAATTTAAAATCTGGGTACCTTTCATCTCCATTATTTTTATATAATAAATTGATCCCTTTATCATCCAAACACCATTCAACAATCAACTTTTTTACAGGATCGGTAATTTCATCTAAATTTTTTATTTCATCTAAATCATCAACCAAATAATCAAAAATAGAACAAGCTAAACGTGATAAATCAAAGCTGAAATTTGGTTCCAAACGTGGCTTTTTCTCATCAAAATAAGGTTCTGTATTATATTGACTAGCAGCATCATTGCCATTTTGAAAACTATCACTACAAAATAGTTTTCCTTCGTATTTATAAATACTCCTTCCAAAATCAATTATTTTAAAAATCTTTCCAAAAGTAGGTACTTTATAAGTTTTTTTATTATAATGATAAGTAATGAATTTTTTTGAGGTTGTATTATACATTATATTATTGGTGTGTAAATCATTATGAGTAAAGGAAAAAACTTTTTGGTAAGTAATTAATATCATTATTATTTGCATTAACGCGGAAAACCATTCATTATTTGTCAATTTACTATTCAATATTAAATCATCTAAAGTATTTTCACAATTTTCCATACAAATAACCTCAACCGGAAATTTATTAATTGTTACATTTATTTCTTCTTCATCAAAATCATCGTCACTACTATCATCCTCGTAATTATTATCATCATCATCATCATCATCATCATTATTATCGTCATCATTATCAAAGTTTGATTTATTCTCTTCAGTATTAGATAAAGAGTCTGTAACCGATCTATTTTCAATATTTTCACTTATTTCACTATTTGTATAAGATAATCTGGATGAACAATTAGAATTAGATTTTAAAGTTGTTGAATGATTGTAATCAATATCAATGTTGTGTTCAATAATATCATTTTCAATATATTGGTCAGTTTTTTCGCAAGAATCATTAAACAAATTATCAAATAATTCATTATTGATTGATTTTAAAGATAAATAAGATTTTGCACTTGAATTATAATCAATTTTAATGGGATCCAATTTTTGTTTTTCATTACTAATTAAATGTTCATATTGATCAATTTTAAATAAAGTATTTTTATTCTTATTGAAAAACTCAGAGTTAGTTAAATATTCTAAATCATCAAATACATTGAGTACAAAATTATTTTTGATAGAAAGAAATGAACCATAATATTCTAATCCATGATAAAATTGATATTTATTTTTTAAAATACTTGTTAAGCAAACAAAAAAACCATCTATATATGCAGAATTGTTCATATCCAATATTTTGGTATGACAATTATAATTGTCATTATTATCTAAATTAGGTAAATTATATAATTTTTCATCACAAATATTTGTATATTTACCAACTAAATATTTATAAGGATCCAATAATGGTGCCAATTTAATGAATATATTTTCGGTTTTTATTTCCTCATTTTCTATATTTTTTATACGACATTGAAACAAATTTTTTGTACAACTATTATTATGAATACTTTTTTTAATATTGTACAAAAACCATTTGTGATTTAAGTTTATACTGTTATAATTAGAATTATTTAGTGAGAAAAATCTATTATAAATAGGTATATAATTTTGTGTTTTAGAGAGAAACAATGTCTCAGGTTTTTCTAAAGTTTTGAACAAGTCTATATTTTTTCTTTTTTGATAATTAATATTATTATCATTGTTAATTACAGATGTCATATTCATATTATTAGGTAATTAATATATAAATAATATGAATTTTTAACTTATTTGAATTCGTATAAATAAGCAAATTAATTTTTCTAAATTTAATAAAAATGTCTTTAGAATTAAAAAAATTTGATATGAAAAATATTAGTTTTAAATCAAATGAATCAAAAGGTCCTGTAATTGTTTTAATAGGAAAACGTGATACAGGTAAAAGTTTTTTAGTAAGGGATTTATTATATTATCAACAAGATATTCCTATTGGAACCGTTATTTCAGGAACTGAAGCTGGTAACGGGTTTTATGCGGCTCATGTTCCCAAATTGTTTATTCATAACGAATACAGTTCGGTATTGATTGAAAATATATTGAGACGCCAGAAAACAGTCATGAAACAAATACAAAAAGAAATAGAAACTACCCGACGTTCCACGATCGATCCACGCACTTTTGTTATTTTAGACGATTGTCTCTATGATAGTACATGGACACGCGATAAATTGATGCGTCTTCTCTTTATGAACGGGCGTCACTGGAAAGTCATGCTTA